GTCAAAAAGGAGAATATACACTAATGGCACTATCATTTAACAAAGCCGCTGGCGGCGCTAAAAAATCATCAATCACTTCATACGCATATCGAGACGGAGACAACGAAGTTCGCTTGGTTGGAGACGTTTTAGCACGTTACGTTTACTGGCTCGAAGGTAAGAACGGTAAGAACATTCCTTTTGAGTGTTTGTCGTTTGACCGTAATGAAGAGCGATTCAACAATCTTGAGAAAGACTGGGTTCGAGAGTACTATCCCGACCTCAAGTGTGGCTGGAGCTACGCAATGCAGTGCATTGATAATGGCGAAGTCAAAATCATCAATCTCAAGAAGAAGCTGTTCGAAGCTATTCTTACAGCAGCAGAAGACTTGGGCGACCCTACTGACCCAGAGACAGGCTGGGACGTTAAGTTCAAGCGTGTCAAAACTGGCCCTTTACCCTACAACGTAGAGTATCAGTTACAAGTCCTCAAGTGCAAGCAGCGTGCTCTTAGCGAAAGCGAAATGTCTGCAATTGCGGATCTGAAGTCTATGGACGATGTTATGCCTCGCCCAACTCCAGACGCACAAAAAACTCTTCTCGATGAGATTCGTGAAGATGCAGCAGGCGACATTGATGAGTCTTTAGAAGACGAGTTTAACTTGTCATGATTTTATTTACGGCAGACTGGCATATAAAGCTAGGTCAAAAAAATGTTCCACGAGAGTGGGCGCTCAACCGATACGAAAGCTTTTTTAAGCAAATTCATATGCTAGAAAAGCAATGCAATATGCACATTATCGGGGGAGACCTTTTTGACCGTCTGCCGAACATGGAAGAGTTGGAACTGTACTTTTCGTTTATTCGGAAAGTGCAGATTCCAACACTTATCTATGACGGTAATCATGAAGCTACAAAGAAAAATAAAACTTTCTTTACACAGCTAAAACAAGTATCAAGAGACATCAACCCTTTAGTAAAAGTAGTAGATATATCATATTACGATAATGATTTTGGTTTTGGAGTCTTGCCCTATGCAGATCTTCACCGTAAAAACTCTATTGAGCTGTTCGACCCAAAGAAACCTTTGTTCACTCATGTTCGAGGAGAAATCCCCCCACACGTCAAGCCAGAGGTGGACTTAGACAGGTTTGAGGATTTTCCCGTTGTTTTTACCGGAGACCTACACGCACATAGCAATACTCAACGAAATTTAGTTTATCCAGGAAGCCCTATGACAACTTCGTTTCACAGGAATGAGGTAGAGACTGGCTATCTTTTAATAAACCCAAGAGATTGGTCGTGGATGTGGGATCGCTTTGAACTACCACAATTAATTCGTAAGACAGTATCAGATCCTAGTGAGATGGTGCCTACGGACTTTCATCATACTATATATGAGATAGAAGGAGATATCCAAGAGCTAGCAAATGTTAAAAATAGCGAGCTTCTGGATAAGAAAGTGGTAAAACGAAGCTCAGAAGCAGCCCTAGTTATGAGTAAAGATATGACCGTAGCCGATGAGCTAGTGGAGTATCTAACTTATATATTAGAAATACCAGAGAAAAAAGTACAAGATATAGTGGGATTATTTAATGATTACGCTTCAAAAATTGAAATGGAGTAATTGTTTTAGCTACGGCCCCGATAATGAGCTTGATCTACAGGACAATATTGTAACTCAGGTTCTGGGAACTAATGGTATGGGCAAGTCTTCTATACCATTAATTATTGAAGAGGCGTTGTATAACAAAAACTCTAAAGGAATTAAAAAGGCGGATATACCAAACAGATATGTAAATGCAGGCTATAATATTTCGCTCTCGTTTACAAAAGATGATAAAAGTTACGAAGTTATCATAGATCGTAAATCAAGTATTAAACTTAAGTTGCTTGAAGACGGGGAAGATATTAGTTCTCATACGGCTACGAATACTTATAAAACTTTACAGTCTATTATTGGAATTGACTTTAAAACATTTTCTCAGCTGGTATATCAAAATACAAATAGCAGTTTGCAGTTTCTTACTGCAACTGACACAAATCGTAAAAAGTTTCTCATAGACTTACTGCAACTAGAGCACTATGTAAAACTTTTTGATATATTTAAGGAAGAGGCTAGGAAAAGCACGTTAAATCTCAATAGTATTGAATCAAAGATAGCGACAATTGAAAAGTGGTTATCAAGTAACAAATTGAGCGATACATCCATACTGCCTCTGTCTGAAATTTCAATTGAGACCATAAGTGACGAACAAGAACTCGCCACCCTAACGATGGAAATTAAAAATATCTCTGAGAAAAATAAAAAGATTTCTCAGAATAATAGTTATAAAGATATGCTGGGTAAGATCAACATAGAAGAGGCACAAAAGTGTCGTGTTACTGAAATAAAATCCTATGATGATTTTCAAAGTGAGTTAGGAAGTTTAAGCGGGGTCGTAACGGGGTCAACACATATTTTACATAAATTAAACAAATTAGGAGATCATTGTCCGACTTGTGAGCAATCTGTAGACAGTTCCTTTAAGCAGGGGCTAATTGATATAGAAGCGCAAAAAGTCGCAAAAGCGAGAGAAAGACAAAATGAAATTGAGCGAAGAATATCAGAAATTAAACGAGACAATGCAGAATACAACTCTGCACGAAAAATTCAGCGCGACTGGGAAGATTTATTTAGAAGTATTGACGAAAGTCTTCCGTCACAGCTCTTGGATCCTGCAGAGCTTAGGTCACGGGCTGACGGAATCTCGAAGAGAATATCGGATGCTAAAGAACGGATGGTTCGAGTCGCACAAGAAAATGAGCGAATCACTAAACGAAACACCAGAATCCAAGTAGTATTGGAACAAACAGAAGAGTTTCAGCAAGAGCTATTTGAGCTAAATGAGCTTCTAGATCTCGAAGCCGCAACCGCAGGGCATCTGGAAGTATTAAAGAAGGCTTTTAGCACAAACGGATTACTTGCGTATAAGATAGAGAATTTGGTAAAAGAGTTGGAAGAACTCACAAATTACTATCTAGCAGAATTGTCCGATGGGCGTTTTACACTGGAGTTCGTAGTATCAAATGATAAACTCAATGTTCAAATCACTGATAATGGTAATATTGTGGATATTCTTGCTCTCTCTAGTGGAGAATTGGCAAGAGTCAACACCGCTACTCTCATCGCCATACGAAAACTAATGAGTAGTATATCGAAGTCTAGAATTAATATTCTATTTCTTGATGAAGTAATTAATGTATTAGACGACGCGGGGCGAGAAAAGTTAGTAGAAGTTTTATTGAGAGAAGATTTAAATACTTATGTTGTGAGCCATGGGTGGACTCACCCACTGCTTGAAAAAGTAGAAGTAGTTAAATCAGGTAATGTAAGCAAATTGGAGCGATAATGGGACACGCAAGACGTATGCAAAGCAACCGTCGTAGAATTATTTGGGAAATGACCAAGGAGAAATACAATGAAGAAAATGATAGCAGAGAGCATGATGAGCTATCTAAGCGGGAAGGTGAAGTATCATCAAGCGAATGTGAGGATATATTTGCAAAGTCCCGTCGGAATCGGGGAACATCCTGATATTATGGCAGCAATTGAAGAAGAGCTTGCCAAAGCAGCAGAATATCAAGAAAAGTTAGATCAACTCGGCGAGATATTAATGGGCAGTGATTAAATGGTTGATAGTAGAGCAAAAGGCGCTAGGGGTGAGTATCTTGTAAGAGATATGTTGCGTCAAGCTACCGGACATCAGTTTGAGAGGGTGCCTGCTTCAGGCGCTCTTGAGTACCTAAAAGGAGATCTGTATGTTCCACACGCTAAAAATCGTTTTTGTATTGAAGTAAAGAACTATGAGAAGTCTCCTCTTTCAGACAAAATATTCACAGCACCTAGAACAAACAATTTAATTAAATGGTGGAAGAAGTTAGAGCAGCAAGCAGAAGGCGGCAACCAGGAGCCTTTGTTGTTCTTTAAATACAATCGGTCAGCAGTATTTGTTGTTACTAATATTCTTCCAAAAAATACAGACCACTGGCTACGAATTGAGTGGCTTGACTGCTATGTTCTCGTAGCAGACGAGTGGTTAGAGCAAGAAAACGTGGAGTTTTTACATGGCATTTAATCTTACAGATAAGATTGTAAATGATACCAACTCTACTCTAGTTGTCGATGCATTGAATCTTGCATTTAGATGGAAACACCAAGGACGCTCTGATTTTCGTTACGAGTATCAGAGCACAGTAAAAAGTTTAGCGAAGTCATATGATTGTAGAAATATTATTATTACTGCTGATTGGGGGTCTTCTACATACCGTAAGGGACTCTCTCCGGACTATAAGCAAAATAGAAAGGACAAATTTGCAGAACAAAGCGAAGCAGAAAGAATTGCGTTCGAAGAATTCTTCGAAGAGTTTGAAGCCGCACTCGACGTTCTCGAGGAAGACTACCCAGTCCTCCGATATAGAGGAGTTGAGGCGGATGACATCGCGGCGCACTTGGTAAAACACAAAGACAAGTACGATTTAGAGTATATTTGGCTCATTTCAAGTGATCGTGACTGGGATCTATTGATCCAAGAAAAAGTAGGCCGCTTCTCCTACGTCACTAGAAAAGAAGTACGTTTAGATAACTGGAGAGAACATTATGATATTAGACCAGAAGAGTATATTTCACAAAAATGTCTTACTGGGGATAAAGGAGATAATGTTGCAGGTATTCCAGGTATCGGCCCAAAGAGAGCAGTACAGCTCATAAGGGACTATGGCACTGCTTGGGATATCTATGAAGCAGTACCAATTGACAGCAAGTATAAGTATATTCAAGCACTGAATGAAAATGCAGAACAGTTGCTTCTCAACTATGAGTTAATGGATTTAATGACCTTCTGCGATGATGCAATAGGTCAGGACAATATAGAAGATATTGGGCGGAAATTAAATGGAAGTTAATATAGATTTTAAAAGAGACCGTTATCTGTCTCCGTTTAGTATAAAAACTTTACAAGATAGATACCTGGTAAATGGAGAAGGGTCTCCACAACAAGCGTTTGCACGTGCAGCTACAGCTTTTGCTGACGATGAAGCACACGCACAGCGATTGTATGATTATGCGAGTAAGCTGTGGTTTATGTTTTCTACTCCCATACTTTCAAACGGGGGCACAAAACGTGGTCTACCTATTAGCTGTTTTCTCAATTATGTGGACGATAGCCGTACTGGTATCACCGACCATTACACGGAAAACGCATTTTTATCCTCTGCTGGTGGCGGTATTGGTGGTTACTGGGGCGATGTGCGCCCAGTAGGTTCAAAAACTTCTCACGGTTCAGAGTCTACAGGTGTTATTCCTTTTATGAAAGTAGTCGATGCGGAGATGCTTGCATTCTCTCAAGGTGTTACACGGAGAGGGAGCTATGCGTCATATCTACCGATGTCTCACCCCGAAGTAGAGGAGTTTTTAGATGTTCGAAAGCCTACTGGCGGGGACATTAATCGAAAGTCAACTAATCTACATCACGGAGTGGTTGTTCCCGATGCGTTTATGGAGTTGATTGAAGGAGCAACTCGTGAAGAAGGATTTGATGATAGTTGGCCCTTGATTGACCCGCACACAAATAAAGTAATCAAAACTGTATCTGCAAAAACATTGTGGGTAAAACTAATTCAAAACCGAGTAGAGACTGGCGAACCCTATATTATGTTTGGGGATACGGTGCAGGAAGCACTCCCAGACTGTCAAAAAGATTTGGGACTACAAGTAAACCAATCTAATTTATGCAGTGAAATTACACTACCAACAAACGAAGAGCGAACAGCAGTATGCTGTTTATCAAGCGTAAACTTAGAAGAGTATGATGAGTGGAGTAACGATCCAAATTTCATCCCTGACTTAGTTCGTATGCTTGATAATGTATTAACGCACTTTATTGCAAATGCTCCAAAAGAATTGGAGAAGGCACGCTATAGCGCAGAGAGGGAGAGATCAATTGGCTTGGGGGCGATGGGGTTCCATGCCTATTTACAACGGCACAACATTCCGTTTGAATCGGCAATGGCGAAAGGACGTAATATGGCTATGTTCTGGCATATTAAGTCAGGTGCGGAGACTGCTTCAAGAAATCTTGCACTGGAGCGAGGAGAAGCGCCTGATGCACAAGGCACAGGTATGCGTAATTGTCATTTATTGGCTGTTGCTCCAAACGCTTCTTCTAGCATCATCTGTGGTAACACTAGTCCTAGTATTGAGCCTTACCGTGCTAACGCATACGCACAGAAGACTAAAAGCGGCACCTCTCTCCAGAAAAACGAGTATCTCGAAGATATTCTCCGAGAGCTAGGAATGGATACGGATGAAGTTTGGAAGAGCATAGTCACAAACGGCGGCTCCGTTCAACATCTTGAGTTTCTTGATGACTGGACGAAAGATGTTTTTAAAACTGCCGTAGAGATTGACCAGCGATGGGTTATTGATATGGCAGCCGACCGACAAAAACATATTTGTCAGAGTCAATCTCTTAATGTATTCTTCCCCGCAGATGTATCGAAGCAGGAGCTTCACGCTATACATATGCAAGCGTGGAAGCAAAAAGTAAAAACGTTATACTACTTGCGAAGCGAAGCCTATAAGCGAGCCGAGAAAGTATCTGACGAAGCACTACGACAGCGTATTTTTGAGTCTATAGACGAAAATGCGTGTTTAGCTTGTGAGGGCTAGTATGCAAGTAGAAATTTACGGAATGGATGGGTGCGGCTTTTGTGAGAAAGCCGTAGACTTGGCAGAAGAACTTTGCCTTGATTACACTTATATTGATGCTAATACAGCAATGATTGAATTTAGTAGATTATTCCCCAGTGCCAAAACTGTTCCACAGATTCTTGTGGACGGTGAATGGGTTGGAGGATATAGCGACTTCGAAGAAGTCATGGAGCACTTTGAATGAATCTTCTCACCGAAAGAGAATATTATAAACCCTTTAACTACCCTTGGGCGTTTGAGCACTACAAGACCCAACAGCATATGCACTGGTTGCCGGATGAAGTCAACCTTGCAGATGATTTGAGAGACTACCGTGAAAAACTTACTCCGGGCAATAAAAAACTTATTAACCAAATATTTAGATTCTTTACGCAGGCCGATGTTGATGTATGTTGTGGTTATGCCAAGCATTACCTTCCTACATTTAAACAGCCTGAAGTAAGAATGATGTTGTCTGCTTTCGCCGCAATGGAAGCAGTACACCAAGAAGCATATTCACTCTTGTTAGAAACACTTGGCTTTGGTGATGACGAATACCAAAAATTCTTCGAACACAAAGAAATGTTAGATAAGCATGAGCACCTTTCTAACTTTGGTATGGATACCAACATGAATATTGCAAAGACTATGGCTATTTATAGCGGCTTCACAGAAGGCGTTCAGCTCTTTAGTTCTTTTGCGATTCTGCTGAACTTCCCACGACACAACCTTATGAAAGGTATGGGTCAGATTGTTACTTGGTCTATTCGTGACGAAACACTCCACGTAGAAGGTATGTCACAGCTATTCCGTACTTTCATTGCGGAGAATCCAGAGTTGTGGAATGATGAGTTGAAGTATGAAATCTACTGTGCCGCAGAGCGTACTGTAGAGCTAGAAGATGCTTTTATTGATCTTTGTTTTGAAGGTGCGGATGTGCCGGATTTAACAGCTCAAGAAGTAAAAGAGTATATTCGATACATTGCGGATCGAAGACTACTGGGACTGGGTATGAAGAAAATCTTTGGAAGCGAAGAAAATCCTCTTCCTTGGTTAGACTATATGTTAAACGCAGTTGAGCATACCAACTTTTTTGAAAACCGTGCTACGGAGTATGCTAGAGCGAGCACGACAGGAAACTGGCAGGATATATTTAAATAATGGAAGAAGAAACTTTAACATTCAACTTTACGTTGCAAGAAGCTAATACTATTCTTGGCGCACTTGGAGAGCTACCTGCAAAGGTATCTATGGGGCTTATAGCTAAGATTCAATTAGAAGCTAAATCTCAGAGAGTAGAGCTTGAAGAAGAAAACGAGGAAGGGGCTGAATAAGCCCCTTTTTTTATGTCCAAACTGCGTTACATACGGATTGAACCATAGTAGGTTGAGAAGAAATGTCTTCTCCCTGACTGAGTGTATATCTGCGAAAACTTTCAGAGATTACTGTTTCATCTTCGGTAATACGAGTCAGTTCTCTTACTTGAACTATAGGTGTAGCCTCTAAATTTACTACCTCTATTTTACTTGTTACTATTTCTTTTGTTAGTGCCATTATGCCGTTGTCCTATATTGTCCTGCGAATACTAAGTTATTTCTATTCGCGCTAGTTCCTGTTATCATATCCGCATCTGTCATTATATTATCTTGACCAGACAAGGAAGTTCTCTTATAAAGTCTTATATCTGTTTCACCACCTACGAGCTGACAATGCCAGATATTATTTGTCCAACCTTCAGATCTACCAATAGATATCGCTCCGTATCCTGATATTGCGAAAGGTAGCCCACTGATACGTAACTGTCCTGCTGCACCTGTTGCGTCTACTGCATCTGTTCGTATCCAGCCTTGAATCATTACAATATCACCAATTTTAGTGTAGGTAGCAGATAAAGTGTCCATTGTAATACTTGTAAAATCAGTAGTGCTCATAAAATAAGAAGGAGTCCAAGTGCCTTCTTCGTAGTCTTCTAAAGTATTTACATTGGCATCAGTAAAATCGGCCGTTCCTAACTGTATTCCGCCTGGAACAATTATACGCCCGTCTAAGCTTGATATTCGAACTCGATCCGTGCTTCCAGTAGAAAAATACATACTAGAAGCATCCGTATAAACTGTGCCTGAAGTAGTGCCGCTTTCTCGTAGTCTTAAACGCGGCGTGTCCGTGCTATCGGTATCATTGATTACAACTTCTGCACCTACTCCTTCAACTACTAAAGTTTTATCTGGTGCGCTTCCATTAATTGCTCCAATTTTAACATTGCCGTCGTCTGCTACTTTAAATCCGCCTGCTCCATCCGTATCCCAAGGAACTATGATAAATCCATCCGAGGAGGTAACACCAGAGTCGTTATTTGGACTAAATGCTATTCCCATATCCCCCGCACCGGATTTTGGGTTAAATCCTCCTGCCCCAAAATTAGGAATAAGTCTAATCCATCCATCACCATCTTCAGCAAATATTGCACTAGCATTTGCGGTTGTAGTGCTTGTGTGTAAATTGGCTTGTGGATCAGTAATACCAACCCCTATACCTTCCGAATCAGCATAGACATTGACACCAGGAACTCTGAAATAAGTTACATTTGTATCACCTAAAGTAACTTCATTAGAAGCAGTTGCGCTGCTTGGCTCTGCATTATAACCTAAAACTGTGTTATTCGTGCCACCCGTAAGAGTAGTTGCCGCTCCAGAGCCAACAACAACATTTTGCGCTCCAGAAGACAGAGCAGTTAGACAGTTATAACCTACTGCTGTATTATCATCTCCTATGCCAGCAGTATCTAAAGCTCTAAACCCGATCGCTGTATTATTGCTCGCAGTAGTGGCTGCTGTAAGTGCCGCATACCCTAAAGAAACATTATTATTACCAGTAGTATTGTTAAGAGATGCTTGCCACCCAATTGCTGTGTTGCCGAAGGAATTTCCGCCTCCAGTTCCATTGTCTCGAAGAGCCTGATGTCCAAGAGCAGTATTTCTCTGCCCACTAATATTATCTTGCAGGGCACCTCTTCCAATTGCTACACACTCATATCCATTGACATTATTTTCGGACGCTTCGTAACCAATCGCAATATTGTTTGCACTCGTAAACTGCTCTAACGGGCGACCAACTCCTGAAGGAGATCCTATTGCTACGTTAGTTACTGAAGTTGTGCCTGCGGCTCTGCCTATCTCCACCCCATCTATACTACCGTGATTCGTAGACGTTAGAGATCCTACAGTAATATCATTCGTAGTTGTGTTTCCGTTCGCAGTAACTTCGGCGATTCCTCCGTAGCTATCTGTAAAAATTCGATCAAAGCCTAGCTGATCTCCAGTGCTGGAATTATACTCCTGAACCCATAAACCACCCTTTGTAGCATTCGCACTTTCTGATTTATGTAATGTAAAATCCCTTCTGTGAGCGAAAGACGAAAAAGAGCCACTAGAGAAATGTGCGTTAAAGCCGTAGCTATCAGGAAACTGATTAATACTTGTTTCGTCCCCCGCAGTATTAATATATAAGCTGAGAGCAACAGCATCATTGTCGTATGATATGCCTAATTTTTCTTGCGTAATGAAGCCAGAAGCAGTATCAGTTTCCGCTGTAAATGAGTTGGCAGTAATAGTAAGAACGTTATTTGTATCTCCTCCGCTATCACCAATAGATTGTATGGTGTACTGACCATTATTATTTGTGCTGCCTCTAATATCTATTGTTTCACCAGCTTCGAAGTCAAAGAAAGCCCCGTCACTACCAGTAACAGTATTGGCAGTATACACAAGATTCGTTTGGCTGTGCTTAATTACCTCAAACTTATTTGCAGTAAGACCTAAAATATCGCCAGTGTTAGTAAAAGTGCTTCTATTTCTAACTTTTGAGTAGAACTGAATTTCGCCATTAGGGTTGTTAGTAGAATCATTCTCAAAAGCAAGCCCGCCTAGGTTATCAATTGTCCAAAACCATTGACGAAGATCATTTTGATCAAACCGCATTATTGTTCGAGTAGCGGTGTCTGAATCAAAGACAAATTGACCCCCCACGCAGTTTTGTATTGTGTCTCCGTCTACACGAATATCGTCTGAGAAGGTGGTGAGATCTCCGCCTATAAAGTTTTCAATACCTGTTGTATCGTTAATGTATAAGCCGTAATTTTTATTTGCACCAGTAGCAGGAAGATTTCCTTCAAATCTAGCATATAATCCATAAGCATTTCCGGTAGCATTTCCTCCTGTTCCATTGTTATCTATAAGGGAATACACACCATAAATATCATTTACAGTATTACCGCTAAATTGAGTCTCGGAGAAAGTACCATAAAGATCATTTGCTCCGCCTGAAGAAGTAAACAAAGTTACGGTATTTCGCATACCGTACATATCACCTGTAATATCTATACTACTGTTATGAGTGGCCTCGTTTAAAGCTCCATATATTTGAGTAACGTCTGCTGTTCCGCTACCGTTAAACACTGCTTGACTTCTACAAGCAGTCAAATCAAAAACATTACCCGATGAATGGTTGACTTGAGTAAATGATCTCATACCTCGAACATACTCATGAGGAGTACTAACTCTTGTATCTGAGCGTATTCCTGTAACCCATAAATCGTTACCATTAGAATTGCTGTTATCGAAATCCGAATCTAAGTCTACATAAATACCATATCCAATCCTATCAGCCGTTAAAGCAGTGTTCCCGCTTAAATCAGTATTAACAGTAAGACCCATATTTTCAGTAAGAGAGCTACTATCTACTGCAGCTATGCTTTCTGCTATATATGCTCGAGACTCTATATCAAATCTAGGCGTAGTATTATTCGTGGGGTTTGGTTCAAACTCTAAATTGCCGTCTGCGGTTAGATTTAAATACCAATAATTTACATCATTTTGTCTCCAATCAATAGTCTGCCTAGTGCTAGAGTCACTATCGAGAAGGAGATTTGTTCCAGCTACATTTATATTAACTTCGCCTTGAATTTGCTCAAGAAACGTAACAGGAGCAGAAAAATTTACTACTCCAGTTGCATTATTAGTATTATTAACGTCAAACGTTAAATCTCCGTCTGCGTCAAGTGTTAAAAACCATTGATTCACATTGTTTCTTCGAATATCAAAAACTTGTCGAGCGGAAGAATCTGCATCGTAAACAACATTTGATCCTGCGATATTGAAGAATGTCCAGCTTTGAACTGTCATACCTCCAGCAACTTTCAAAGCGGCATTAGTGTCAATGGCCGTGGGTGCAGTTGTATTTGTTATGTCAACGACGCCGTCAAGTTCAACGGGGCCGCCAAAAAAGTTAGTTGCTCCGACGTCAGGAAGATATAAACCCCACTCATTCGTAGCCATAGTGGGGCCTTCATAAGCGGCGTGAATCAAGTAAGAATTAGTTACGGCAGGAGCATCTGAGTTAGCATTATTATCGTCAACAAGAACTTTTAACCCATAAGCATTAGTCCAAGAGCCGCCAGTTCTTTGAACTTCTATATCTGCTCCGTATATATCGGTTCCTCCTGCTGAGGTTGATATAGAATTAGTTTGAAGCTTTAACCCTGCTATTTCGGTGATAGCGTTTGCGGAAGATTGGTTAATGATACCAAAATAACCATAAAGATTAGTTACGGTTCCTGTGCCAGTGGCTTGATTCGAAATCTCACTAGAAATACCTCTGGACTCGGTGGTGGTTCCTGCAGTGTGGTTATTTTGCTGAAATACTCGCAAGCCATTAACTATATCGCTGTCTCCAGTATTTCTAACATCAATATACCCACCGTAAAGGCGATGTTCGTTATCCGTAGTGCCCATATTAGCACTAGAATCTACATCAATAAACAGCCCTCTTTTAAGTATATCTCCTGTAAGTTCAGGAGTATCTCCGGATACATTATAGTCTACTAAGAGAGCAGAACTACTTGTACCACTTGAGTCATTTACACTAATATTAGAGCCAGTTGCAGAAGTAGGGTTAAATTCTACGATACTATCAGATCCATCATTCTTTTTTAAGAATAATTTTCCGTCAAACGTATTTACAGCAAGTTCACCCAGCTCTAAATCACTAGTGCCAGGAGTTACGCCCGTAGAGGAGGATCTTTTTAGTTTTATAGTTGTCATCTAGTTCTCTTTTTTATAACAATTTTTACAGGGAAAGCTTTTGCAATTGCTCTGTCAACTTTTTTTTCGATTGTAATTCGAGTTACCATTATGAGTAGGTGCCACCATCAAGAGTAGTAATGGCAACCGTATTGGTGCCTGCAGTGTAGCTAAATGTAGTTGCATCAAATGTAAGACTAAACCCAGAAGTTACTGCTTCAGTATTTGTGCCATCTCCTACAGTCCAGCTAGTATACGCATCATACTCTGTAGACAGCGGAATATTGTAGAAGGTGGCGCCATCGTTTGTAAAACTCCATCGAGTTGCGCTCTCGTCCCACAATAGTTGAACATTCGTAGAGCTTCCTCTCTCAATCTCAATACCGGCATCTTGGTTAGCGGCAGGAGTTCCTGTAGCATTATTATTTAAAACAATTAAGTTATCATCTACAGTAAGAGTTTCTGTATTTAGAATTGTTTGCGTGCCATTTACAGTCAAGTCTCCGGTTACTGTAAAGTCTCCTCCTGCCGTTATAGCTACCCCATTACCGATAGTAGTCGCAGTATCTATTTGAGGCAGTCGAGCTTCTAAGTTTCCAACACTAACATCATCGTTAGTATCTGTGGAATCAATAGTAACGGTAGAGCCAGAAGTGGTTATTGTAGTAGCCCCACTTTCTGCAAAAGTAAGAGTATCCGTATTACTTGCGGCTGTTACGCTTGTTTGGCCCGAAACTGCAACGGTTTTAAATATATTCTGAGAGCTACCACGGTCTGTGTTTGTTACACTTACAGATCCAGTAGCACTTGCATTTGTAGATAGACCGGTTCCTGTTGTAATATCAAGAACACCATCGTTAGCAATAGCTACATCATTATCTGAAATTGTAGTCGTAATTCCTGTGCCACCACTAAAAGTCAGTGTTTGTCCTGTAGTAAACGTATCAGTATTCGGAGTTCCTT